GAAAAGACACCAATAACACTTATGTCGATATCAGAAACATTTATCCAAACCAAACATACGAGGACAGACTATGGACATCAAGACAATAGCAGGTATTATTTCTATCGCTATAGCAATAGGTGGTCTTTTTGTTTACCAAGGGCAACTTATACAAAGAGTTGAAGTTTTAGAAAAAAAAGAGAGTGTAGATATAAAACCACTCGAACAAGAAATATCTTTATTAAAAAGAGAAATAGCAGTTTTAAAAAGAGATATCGAACAATTAAAAAAGAAAAATAATAATCCTCTGATGAGATGATAGAACAGGCACTTATAGTAGCTTTTGTTCTAACAATATTATTTTTTTATCACAGTTTTTTTAGAGTTCTTTTTAGTAAAATAAGGACTAGATACCTAAGACCTGAAATATCGGTCTTAGAATTTATACTAATATTAGTTGTGGCTTACTACATTGGTTCAGCAATCTAAGTATACATAAACTAATAGGAGATAACTATGAGTGCAAACATACCCTTCACTAAAAGGGAAATGCAAATCATCAAAGCAATCCATGCGATTGATCCTAAAGCACAAATAAGCATCAAGACACTTATCAACAATAGGATTGATTACAAGTATGGTGGTGTTCTTTTTTTAAATTGTGCACCCATTACTTGGGATGAAGTCATGGACAAGATAGATGAGCAAGAAAAAGACAGAAGATATTATTAATCGACCTGCCCATTACACAAAGGGCATAGAAACGATTGATTACATTCGTTCATGGGAAATGGATTATGTTCGTGGGAACATCGTAAAGTATGTTACTCGATTCCCTTACAAAGGCACACCACTACAAGATTTACAAAAAGCTAAATGGTATATCGAATACCTAATTAAGCAGGAAGAAACCAAATGACCATTCATAACAATGGTGGCAACTACAGCAGGATCGGAGTTATCCAAAGAAACGAAGATGGAGATATGCTCGTTTGTCCTAGTTGTGGATCTAGCCATATTATAAAAGCAGGTACTGATGGTACACAACACCAAAGAAAAAGATATAGATGTAAGACCTGTGGCAAAAAAACACAAAATCCAAAAGTCGTAAAAAACTACGAGCTCGAACAGATGACAGAGACTGATTGGACTACAGAAGAACTCATCGAGCAAAGAACAGAAGTATTCAAAAGAAAAGATGCTCGTGAGAGAAAAGATGAATTTATCAAGATCAGAATTAAAGACACAAAACCTATTGGTCTTTACATACAAGGCGACCCTCATGTCGATGATGACAACTGTGACTGGGTATCGCTTAGAAAACACATAGATATAGTCAATTCTACAGATGGTATGTATGCCTGTTCTGTAGGCGATCTGTCAAACAACTGGGCAAGGAGAGGTAAACTTGCAGGATTGTGGGCAGATCAGACCACAAATGGTGAGCAACAATGGCAGTTAGTTGAGTGGCTTATCAATGCAACACCTTATATCTTTATCGTTGCAGGTAACCATGATATGTGGGCTATGGAAGGTGATCCTATCAAATGGATGTGCAAACCATTGAAATCTGTCTATCAAGATCACAACGCAAGACTCAAAATAAAACTACCCAAACACGAAATCAAAGTAAACTGTGCACATAATTTTAGAGGACACTCTATGTATAACACAGCTCATGGTATCGTAAGACACGCATTGTTCAATGCACGAGATCACTTACTTATTGCAGGACACACTCATGTCTCTGGATATAGTCCTATCAGAGATGCGACTAATGACAAAATTATGCATTGTGTCCAAGTCGGCTCTTACAAGAAGTATGACAACTTTGCAAAAGCATTGAACCTGCCATGTAAGATGATGTCTGCTTGTGCAGTTGCAATATTCAATACAGAACTACCAGATTCACACCCAGACTTTATAAAAATATTTTGGGAAGTAGAGGAGGGAGCAGATTATCTTAATTATCTCAGAAGCAAAAAATGAAACCGAAGCTCGTAATTATAAACTGGGAAGATGCAATAACACCCACATCAGGGTGGACAAACATAAATGATTTAGACAACGCACTAGCTGATTGTATATCTATCGGATTAGTCGTTGAAGAAAACGAAAAAAGTATTACCATAGTATCTCACATATCAGGATCTGATATACAAGTCGATATAGATGGTAGCTTGGTACTAGATAAGTCTTGGATAAAATTTAGAAAAGATTTACCTCTACCGAAGCACACAACAAACAAGTTAAAGAAATGGTTAATGGAGAAAAGCGATGCCGAAAAAAATAGATAAAGAACAAGAATTAAAATTTGTAGAGTATTATATAGAGGGTGAGACAGCAGGTAATGCTAGTCAATCTGCAAAAAAAGCAGGGTGGGATAAAAACCACAGGCAAATGGGAGCTTATCTCAAAAAGAAATATATCCATGAGATTAGAGAAAAGAATGAAGAAAGAATATCTGCCACATCAGGCAGAGCCATATCGGTCTTACAAGACTTGTTAGGATCAGATCAAGACTCAGTAAGACTCAATACTGCAAAACTTGTACTAGAGATGAGTGGATTTAGTTCTCAGAACGTTAATCTTAACGTAGAGAAAGGTACAAACAAATCTGATGAGGAGCTGATCGAAGAACTACAAGGTCTTGTCAGCAAAATTCCTGCACTAAAACCTAAATTAGCTATGATTCAGGACAATACAGAGGAAAAAACAGGCGATACCCCTGAAAAGGACTCTACAATGGACGAGAACAGACTAACTCATTAGGGGGTTACTAAGGTATCACCTACCTCATTTAAATCGGATTATGGCGATTCTAGGGGCACTTTTTTTACAGAGTTTGTCTATAAATTATACCAAAACCTAAAATTGCCAATCCAACACCATTTACAAAGACAAGAGCATTATCCTGGGTCTTCACACCTACCACCAACCAACCCATCACACCTATAAACTGCACATAAAGATTAATCGGATAGATATTAAATGATGTCAAGACTAACCCACAAGAGAGGATTAGTGAGCTAGTCCATTTTAATTTATTCAAAACAATTCATCAGGAATTTGATCTCCCCATGAATCCCAACCCTGTCTCTTGTTTCTTGCAAATAATTCTATTCTAGGTTCATACCCTACACTTTCTATTTTGTCATAAAACTCGTTAGGTTTTTTGGAGTGTTTGTTTCTTTTTGCAAAGACAAAACTACTTTCATTTCTTACTCTAGGTTTTAGATTACCTTTAACACCAAATAAGCATAACTCATGTTGTCCTCTGAAGTAATAACCTATTCCAAATCTATCTTTACCCCATGCTAAATTAGTTACATACCTGAATCCCCAATACTCCATGACATCTAAGCCATCTTTCAAAAAGTTGTTAGTAACCCACATGAACAACCAACAATCATCATCAGCGATGCTTTGAACAGGGAGTTTTTTAATATCTTTTGTCTTCATTAAAGTGTAGTGTCTATCAGCTCCTCTTTTTATTTTACCACCTCCAACTTCGTTCCAGGCAGGATCGCAATATATAGTCTTATATTTTTTATTAGGAAAAGGATTATTCATCACCAATCTTGGCTAGTGCATTGATCTCAATATTTTTTACCATTTCCAATACTTCGATGTATGGTTTTTTGTAATCCATGTATTCTTCTTTCTTCATACCAAGAAACTCTGGGCGATTATCATCATCATAAATAAATTGTCCTGTACCCTCACAATGATAACACTTCTCTATACTATTCTTTGTTTTGATGACACCTCTGCCATGACAGAATGGACAGACAGTCAGCATGGTTTCTCTCAATGCAAGATTGATAAAATGTCTCAGTAAATACTTATCAGTTTTGATCTCAGATATATCTATATGTTTAGTAAAGATGCCGAATACATCTTCATAAATATCATCAAACAACATTGATCTAGCATGGTTGTCCTCTGTATACTTTGCCATCAAGAAATCGTACTCTCTGCTATCTAAATCCCTAGTACCTAAAAAATGTGCAATATCTTCAGAAGTTATAGCATCGTGATTAGCACTCGATATTTCATAGTTCATTGACTTCGCAGTCAGAAGTGAAAGAAGATCAGCTTTCATTAACTTTATATATCCTATAGCTATTCTTAGCTATCGTTCTAAACTTGCAAGGAATCTTTTGTTTCCAAGCATATCTTCTCACAGAATCTACTATTTTGTAGTCATTTACAAGGAAAGATTCGTTTAAACTCATGCTATCAAAAGCATCGATATATTGTTTGTATTTTCTAGGTCTCCCACCTTTTGTTATTGGTATATTCTTTTCAATTTTTATCATTATAAATACCTAAATAATTCCTTTTTTAATAAACTGGTCCAATAAATTATATTTTTCCCCAAAATCAATAATTTCTTGTCTTGTGCTATTTTTATTTATTTCAAATTCTTTCATTTGGCTCAAATCACATTTGCATTCAAATTTTATGCCATCTATAAAAACATCGATTTGTAAATCTTTGTCCATATCTTCAAATATTTCTGCTAGATTATTAATAACACACATCGATAATTGGTCTCTTAAATCCAACCTCAAGTCCTCTATTTTAGAAAAACTATGTTTACT